CAAGATCCTTCAACTAGACTTGCATCTTATGATTATGATGGAACATCTTGGACTGCAAATAATAATATGAATATAGATCACGGTGGACAACACCTTGTTTCTGGAACGGTAACAGATGCCATTATAGCAGGTGGTGGAGCGCCTTATGCATTAGCAGCACAAGCTGAAACGTATGATGGAACAACTTTTACAACAAATGCTACATTAGCAACAGGTGGTCAAAGAGGTGGAAGAGGCTCTACAACGGCTAATGCTATTGGTTGTGGTGGTTATGCTCCCGGATATCTTACTGCAACAGAAGAATATACTGCTGCATCAACAGGTGCGAACGTAAAAACTATTACAACAAGTTAAAAATTATGATACAACACAACTTAAAAGGAGGAAACTAATATGGCACTATTTATATATGGTACTGCAACAAACACTGGAAAAGGATTCTTTACTGCTGAAGACAGAAGAGCGTTCTTTCTTAGAGGTTATCCTGCAGACGTCTGGGTAGTTGGTAACAACGAAAAAGGCGCTTTGTGGTTAGCTGAAAAGAACGGTGTGGAAAAGACAAAAGCAGAAGCACAAGCTTTAGTTGACGCTGAAGTACAAGCGGCACAAGCGGCTTATGATGCTTTGTCTGATGAAGAAAAAGCTGCATCATTAAACGGAAGACCTAGTGATGTAACTCTTCCATAAGGAATTTTTAAATGGCTACGTACGACGAAATACATGGTAAACGAGTAGAGGTATTTTCCTCTGACCCTACGCTAGATTCTAGCTATGAAGGACAGGTGTGGTTTAACTCTACAGCAGGTATTAATAAAACTTTAGTTGAATTAAAAGCATGGGCTAGCGGTGGTAATTTACCATTAGCAAAAAGAACTCAAGGATGCGGTACACAAACTGCTGGACTTACATGTTTAGGTTATACTCCTTCTCCCGGATATCAAGTGGGAACCGAAGAGTACAATGGAACAAGTTGGACAGCAGGTAATAATGCAAACAACGCTAGAAATTTAATAGGAGTTTATGGAATTCAAACTGCATGTATAGCGGCGGGTGGAATTACATCACCTAATCCTCCATTTAATGGAATGACTAACAGTGAAATTTACGACGGCACTAACTGGACTAATGGTCCAGCTTTAAGCACAGGAAGATATGGTGGTGCGGCTGCAGGAACATCTACTGCAGGTGTGGTTTTTGGTGGTTATGGTAGTCCAGTTCCAGGCAGTTACGTAGCTCAAACAGAAGAATTTGATGGTAGCTCTTATTCAGAGTCTGGAGACTTAGCTACTGCAAGACATTATCTTGGTGGCACTGGAACACAAACAGCGGCAGTAGCTGTTGGAGGAAGTCAACCGCCCCCAACATCAGCACTCGTTGAAAATTATGATGGTAGTTCTTGGACAGCTGGAACTAATATACCAACAGCAACATCTAATATTAGAGCATCAGGAACACAAACATTAAATTTAGCGTTTGCAGGATATAACACAGCACTAGCTACTAACACATATGCGTATGATGGAACAGCCTGGTCAAATTATCCTAGTATGTCAACAGCAAGACAAGAAGGTGGAAATAGTACTCAAGGTGGTGTTTCAACTGCATTTATGGCTGGAGGAGAAGAACCATCAATGTCAAATAAAACAGAAGAATTTACTGCAAAAACTACAACTACAATTGCAGCAGCATGGGCAAGTGGTGGTAACATGAATCAACAAGGAGAAGATGTTTTAAGTTTTGGAACACAAACAGCTACGGTAGCAGGACCTAGAGGAAACGGTCCTGGAGATCAAAATGAAACAGAAGAATATGATGGAACAAGTTGGTCTGATACTCCAGCTAGTTTAACTCCAGCGAGATATTCAGTCCGAGGTGCAGGAACTCAAACAGCAGGTTTAGCTATTGGTGGTTATAACGGAGCAAGTTTTTATGGACAAACAGAAACATACGATGGAAGTAGTTATTCAGAAACTGGAGATTTAAGCACAGCTAGATCTTCGGGTGGGTCTGCTGGAACACAAACGGCAGCTTTATATTTTGGTGGTAACCCAGCTCCAGGTGGTGGCGATGACACTGAGGAATTTGGTGGTTCGTCTTGGACAGCAGGTGGAAACTTAGCAGCTCCACAATATTACAATTTAGGAACAGGATCACAAACAGCAGCATTATCTGTGGGCGGTAGAAGAAATAACAGTCCACCTATGACAAATAACACAGAAGAGTATGATGGTTCTAGTTGGACATCAGGTGGAAATTATCCAACAACTGTATTTGGAATTGGTTTAGCTGGCAGTCAAACAGCAGCCATAGGTTTTGGTGCATCACCTTATTCAGACGAATGTTATTACTACGATGGATCTAGTTGGACAACTGCTCCAAGTTTAGCACTAGGTAGACAGTTTCCTGGTGGATCAAACACAGGAACCCAAGCTGCTGCAATTGCATTTGGTGGTAGAATAGGTCCAGCTCCATCTGCTTCAGGAACTGCTACAACAGAAGTATTCACTGGAGAATTTGAGCAATTAACAGCATCGACATTGACAACTAGTTAAAAATAGTTATATTAGAAAGTATACATGAAAGGAGCAATATGACAGAAAAACGTAATATACATGCATTAATAGAAAAAGAAGCACCAAGCTTAAACAACTTATTAGATCCCGAGGATGTAAAAGAGTTTAAAGCTATGACATCTGAGCTTAGAGATACTTGGACTAAAAAACAAGTATTTAGAACTGAAACAGAAATGAGAATGTCTGTTTTACAAGATATGAAATATCCAACTAAAGCTGCAAAGTATTGGCAGTGTGTAAGAGAACAGAATGTTTTCTTAGAAAACTTAATGAGTTTATCATTTGATTGTAGAAGAGCAGAAGCTAAACTTAAATGGTTAGAAAAAAAAGTTGAGACAGAACAAGACGAATATAAATTAGAAAAATATAAAATAGATTTAGACGAAGCTAGATATGGTTTAGCTAATATGCAACTTGTTGCAAGAGACCGTATGAGAGAAATTAAACTGTGGTCTACGTTAAAAAAAGAATTTGATGATGGCACCTTTGATACCAAAGATGTTAATAGACACCAACTAGAATCTTATCATATGATTATGAAAAACAAAGCAGAGACATTAACATCAGGATCATCACAACCAGAAGTGTTTAATGTTTTAGGTCAATTAAAAAGTATAGAAAGAGTTAAAAAATCAGGAGAAATGATTTACAACAAGAAAGAGCAATTAACAAG